TCATAACTTGCGACTGTAAAAGTTCCACCCGCAACCGTCGTGTTAACTTGCAACCCGTCAAAGCTAATCGTATAGGACTGCATTACAGGTCGTGAAGTTGCCCAGCCGTTGTTATCTCTTGTCGTAGTTGGTAGCATTTCTGAGTTTTCAGAAATTGAGTTACCAGTTAAACAAGCTACAGGAAGCCAAGACCCTAAAACCTTAACATATAAAACCCTATCTTCTCCGTTTGTGTATTCCATTGTTCAAAGATAATAAATTTATTTAGAATCATTCTAAATTACCCGATAATTGTTGGCTTAATATTTGAATTTCCATAATCAGGTGAAACCTCGTAACTTATATCCCCTAAATCAGCATTATAAAACTGCATTAGCTTTACATTTGATTTGTTTGATTTATAATCGTAATCGTACTCAATAGGCATAAATAAACCTACGATGTTATCAATTGTTATTACAGACATATAAGGTATTTCACCAAATACAGACCCCGAAAATACTTTAACGGGTGAAGATTGTATTCTTAAATCGTCCATTGCGCTTATACCTAATAATGGTAAGCTTTCGTCTTTCCCTACTCTGTGCCAACTTTCAGTAACTGTAGTTAAATCGTCTTTGTAAATAGAACCAATTAAAACCTCTGCACCATCACCATTAAAAACTGTTTGGTTTTCCTTAGTTATTGAGCTTGGAGGCAATGAACGACTAACAGTATGAAATTCCCCAACTATTCCGTTTGTTTGGATAGGGTCTAATATTTGAGCGTATGTAACCTCTCCAATACCAACACCAAACCCGGGCGTTATATCTGATAAAGGTCTACAAATAACAATTATAATATCTGAATCGTTAGGCAATGGTGGTAACTTTAATTCGTGAGTTAAGTAAAACGTAGAAGTATTTAAATTTTTACCTAATCTTAAAACTCTATAAGTATTTGAATCTTCTCCTAATTCCCAATCGTTAGAAGTATTTAAAAAGTAACCGTCACTTGTTTTTATTTTAAAGAAAAAACTATGTCTTAACCAAGTGCTTTGTATTTTTGTAACAAAAGTATATTGTTCTCCCTGTAACCCTGCTACACCATCAGAAGTTAAAACCTCAGTTAATGTTATGGGTAATATACCCTCTTCACTTTCCATTCTTGCACCCGATAAATCCAAAGGGTCGTTAATTAAACTACTTCCGTCTTCAGTAGTCCAATTTGCAAAAATCAAATCGTTATCGTGATTTAAGTTAGGATTTGCAACTAATCCCTCTAAAAATCCATATTGATAATTTAAACGGTAAGCACTAATAGCTCCTTTAACTTCTATCTGTTGGTTAGCATCGCAATGGTGCGGGTAAAAGTTATTTATTTGGCTACCTAAAACAGCGTTTAAATTCTTTGTAAATACCGTATCTGTTCTTTGGTTTATAAATGTAGTATAACCGTTTAAAACTAAGTCATTCGGTCTAAATATCCACCATTGACCGTCCTGTTGAGTTATAACCCCTGAGAATAGATTTAAAACAGAGGTTAATACCTCGTTACAATCCATTATTACAGGGTCATTACTGTTTTTTATAAAACGTGAAGCATCGAGAAAAACATCTTTTAGAATGTTATCCCCTGTATAGCCTGTATATTCAATATTTATACTTGTGTTAATATCTAAGTCTAAGCGTGTTCTATCTAAACAACCTTTTATAATATCGTACATTGACAGCTTACCTGTAAACTGTAAACCGTTATCTTGCACAAAAGACAAATCCTTTAAAGCGCCTAAACCGTCTGTGCTTTCAATATTAATTAACCACTCATCATTAACGTAAGACTGTTGCACTCCATCGGGCTTAATATAACCCTCAAAAATAGTTTGACTACCTTTTAATAATTCAGTCTTATAAGTAAACTCGTCATTAATTATAAACTCGTCAAAGGTAACCGTTGAATTAGCCTGTAATGATAACTCTAAACCCGTGCCCCTTATCGAATCTAAAACAGCATCGACACTCGATTTTTTAAGCGTGAAAGTTCCAAATATTTCAGAAGATAAACCTAAGTAATTTTCCTTATAAATGTTTAAAACGTAGTTATCCCAAATTAAGTAATAAATAAGGTTAATTGTAGACGGCTCAACTTCTGTAACGTCTATTTCTATTTGAGTATTTAATAACCCGCTTACCGATACATCCGCATCCGCATTGATTAATACTTCGATTGTGTTGCCAACTATACTATAACTGATATAACCGTTAATGTAATTTTCTACTAAAAAGTCATAGGTTAATTGTATCGTTTCTTCAAGTGTTGACCCTATAATCATTTCGTAGTAAGTCGTAACCGTTCCGCCTATTGGTAAGAACGCCACTTTACATTCACTTATCCCGATTGTATAATATAAGTCAAAACCATCTACTGAAACCGTATAACTAAATCCTGGTCCCGTTGTGTTTGGTTGGTCTAAAAAGTCTATTACTATTTTCTTTGCCATTATAAACCGATTGTACCGCCTAAGCGTCTATTTGCGTTTAACGTATTACTTAAAACTCCTACTAACTTTTGCCCCGCTATCTCAAAGACTACCGTTCCGCCACCGTCACCACGTGAACTAAAACCGCTACTCGAAAAACTTTGATTATTCGCACCCGAACCTGTTGAGCCGTTTGCACCGCCACCGCCACCAATTGAATTACTTAACCCTTTAGATTTACTACTAAAGAATGAGCCTAAAGCAACTAAGGCAACACCCGCACCAATTGCTACAGCAGGGTTAAGTGATTTTAAAGCCGTTTTAATAGCTAATAAACCAACCCCTACTTGAATAGCCATTTTACCCATCTGAACCAATAGACTACCTAAAGAATCCAAAAGAGATAATCCTACAGCTTCTAAAACACTACCGCCCGAAGCTAAAGCGTTTCCTATTGCAGAGCCTATCCCTGCAAAAGCATCAGCTATCGAACCGTTAATTATTTCGGTTGCCCTTGCGTTAAACTCCTGTAAAGCAATAAGCATTTCCTCATTACCTGTTCTTATCGCTTGTCTTGCTAAACCTAAAGAGCCTTTAATAACACCAGGCAACTCTTTAATCTTGTTTCCAAATTGGTCAACTTGACCGTTGAAAACTGCAACCTGATTAACATCGAATAAAGGTGCAGGTACTATTGTTTGTGGTATAGATGCGACTTGTGGCGTAAAGAATGTTTTTTTCTCCTTACCCGCTTTATTCTCTAATAGTTTTATAGACTCAGAAGTCTTGTCGTTTAGCTTTTGTGCAAGTTTATTTTGTTGTTCTTGTATTTCGGCTATTTCTTTATTTAAATCTCTGACTCTTTCAGTCGCAGAAGCTAAACGCCCCTCACTACTTAAACCTGTTGCACCTGCCGTTCCACCTGTTACAACAACTTTATTTTTTAATGCGTCTTGCGCTTTTTGTAATTTTAATAAAGCTTGTTCTTGTTTGATTTGTAAATCTAACTTTTTGGAAGCTAATTCACCTATCTTATCGGCTATCGCTGTGGCTTCTGCACGTGCAATAATAGCCTTTGTTAATTCATTTGTAACCGATGTTAAATCACCGTTTAATATTTTCTCTTTTGACAAATTGCCAAAGTATGCAGGGTATTTGCTTTGTAATTCCTCAACTGCTGTTAATCTATCCTTACGGCTTTTAACATCGTCTTGGGCTACAGAAACTAAAGCATTTAAACCTGCAATTTCTTGCGCTGAAACTTTTGCGGAATCAGTAGCGATTTTATTTAAAGAAGCTCCAAACGCATCAAATTTACCTGTAGCCTTGTCAATTATATCACCAACAGTTAGCCCGCTTTGAGCTAATAAAGTTAAACCCGTTGTTAATAATGAAACGCCTAATAAAATACCTCCCGTACCTGCTATTGAAGAAGCAAAAGCCTTTAAGGCTCCACTCGTTGAGCCAGTAGATTGTCTTAAAGAACCAAACGCCTCAACGGTTGCTGTAATGTTATTACCTATCCCTATAATACCAAAAGGTGCATCTTGTGCAATACGTGAAAACTGCATTAAAGCATTGCTACCGTTGGCAACTTTCGGAGCCATACCGCTAAAGGTTTGTCCTGTGTCTTTTAAAGTAGTTTTTAAAGATAGTAACTCCTGCTTAACAGATTTTATATTCCCGTTTATTTCAGTAGTATCTAAGCCTAATTTAAGCCTGTCAATTTTTACCTTAGATAACTCTTTAATGGTAAACTCGGCTTCTTTTATTTTTTTCTGTAAGTCCGATATGTCAGCACCAATAGGTACGGTTATTTTACCTCTGCTCATTTTAATTAGGTATTAGTTTGTATCTTATCCTGATACTTTTTAAATTCATTTAAGAACCTTTGCTTTTGTTCTTCTGATATTCCGCCCGATGTTTTTCTATCACCGCCTAAAGTTAAAAACTGCTCTTTGCGTTTTACAAGCTTTTTAGGGTCTTGGTGCGGTGCATAATAAGTAACCCACATTAACTCCCTTTGCATTTTCCACTTGTATAAATCCATTCTTTTATACGCAAAAAGTCGAATTTGAAACTCCGCCCACGTCATTTCGTAAACCGCTTCCAAACTCGACAATCCTAATTCACCAATGGCAAACGAAATTACATCTTCCGCCCAGTTTATTTTTT